ACTAATCTCACACACACGGCAAATTTTGAAAACAGCGAATTGTGAAAAAATAAATAATTATGGAAAAAAGTATCAACCCCGGCCCAGGCCGCCCCAAGGGCGCACAGAACAAGATGAGCCGGGACTTGCGCGAGACAATTAAAAAGTTCCTGGAAGGCACCTTCCCGGATGTTGCCGAATCATTTGACAAGCTGGATGACAAAGACAAGATAAACCTATGGATACGCCTGGCCGACTACGTGATACCCAAGCCGCAAAAGCAAGACTTGAACACGGGCGAACAAGCCGCCGACCCCCTCGCCAACCTGATGCGCCCCAGGTGAAGCCCTGGGAGGAATACCCCGCCGCCGTGCTATCCGGCGCACAGCCCTCCGGGCACTTAGCGCGCCGCGCGGTGGAACGGCAGGCAGCCTGGCATGACTTAGAGGATAGGTACTTCGACGAAATAGAGGTTGAGCGCGTGTTCAGCCTTTTTTCGCTTTTGCGCCACACCTCCGGCGACTATGGCGGCAAGCCCTTTGCCTTGCTGCCGTGGCAGGCGTGGATAATTGCCCAGATATTCGGCTGGCGCTACACGGCTACCAGGAAGCGGGTAATCCGCAAGGCGTATATCGAAGTAGCAAAGAAAAACGGGAAAACGGAACTCGCCGCCGCTATTGGCCTTGTCATGACTTTCTTTGACGGGGAATACGGCGCGGAAGTTTACACGGCTGCGAACAAGCTGGAGCAGGCTAAGATATGCTGGGGCAGCGCGGCGGCGATGGTGCGCTTTCTGAAGCTGGACAGCCCTTTTTTTGATAAGATGGTGGAACTACACGATAGTTTTAACAATAGCAAGATATTTTCGCGGGAATACAATTCTAAGTTTATCCCCATTGCCTCCGATTCAAAGACCTTAGATGGTCTCCGTCCAAATTGCGCGATAATAGATGAATTTCATGAAAGCACTGACGACAGCGTCCTACGCAACCTGGAATCCGGCATGGTAAACCGGGCACAGCCGCTGCTATTTATTATCACCACCGCCGGGTTCAACATCAACGGCGCTTGCTATCAATATCGCAAGGTTGTAACGGACATCGTAGAGGGCAAAGCCCAGGACGATAGCACCCTGGGCGTGATCTTCACCCTGGACGACGCGGACGACTGGAAAGACCCCGCTGCCCGCATCAAGGCTAACCCGTCCCTGGGCACCACGCCCACGCACGAGGCCATGGACATTGCAATGCAGCGGGCGCTGAACGAGGGGCAAAGCAGCGAGGTAAATTTCAAGACGAAGAACTTAAATATTTGGGTGCGGCAGTCAAAGACGTGGATTCCTGACCATGTATGGATGGAGTGCGCTAAATACATCGAAATCGGTGCATTTAAAGGCCGGCGAGCCTTCGCCGCCTTTGACCTTAGCTCAAACCGCGACCTCACCGCCTTTGGGCTGCTGTTCCCCCCGGACGATGACCAGGGCGACTTTGTTTTCCTTTGTCGCTACTGGATACCGGAAGACAACGTGGAAGCGAGGGTCAGGAAAGACCGCGTGCCCTACATGGACTGGCACCGCGCTGGAATCCTGGAGTACACGGAGGGCAACATCACCGATCAGCGCCGCATCGGCGAGGCGGTCAGCCAGGCGGCGACATTGTATGATATTGAGGCAATTTACTACGACCCATGGCAATCAACGAAGCTGGCAACCGAACTATCAGATCAAGGCGCACGCATTACGCCTTTTACACAAACTATTAGAAATTTTAATGAACCTATCAGAATGATAGAGGAACTAATAAGTCTTAAAAGGCTAAATCATGGTGGCGACGAAGTTCTCCGGTGGATGGCCGGCAACGTGGCCATGAAGTACTGGAACGGGCTTTGTAAGTTTGATAAAGACAAAAGCCGTGAAAAGATAGACGGGCTTGTCGTAATGGCTATGTGCTTTGCGGGCTACCTTTCGTGGCTTGCTAAGAACGGCGAGAGCGTGTACGCTGATAGGGACTTGTTTATGTTGTGAAATTAGCCTATTTTTGTGCCTATGATGCCGACTGCAATAACTGTACCTATTGATGTTATTAACACTCTTAACCCGGAAGGGTACGAAGAGCGCTTTTGGCAACTTGTCCAGGCCTCCGCGATGAATCACCGCCAAGCGTGGGAGACTATTGAGACAGAGCGGGCGTTTTATGGCATTCCTGAAAGATACACCAGCTACGAATCCTTCAGGGCTGCCAGGTGCGCGTCGCGGGGGGAAAAGAACGACGGTAATTAGGTTCTAATAGTTTAAGGTTTAATGGATTGGGAAGCCGGGCAATTTGTCCGGCTTTTTTGTTTTTGTGTTAACCTTATTAACGCTTTTTGTATCAAAATACCCTGAATTTTGTACTCAAAGTGTGCAAATGGGGTTTTTTGAGGGTTTATCGCGGGCTTTTGGATTTCAAACGGCAAAGGCGGTAGAAACGCCTGAAAAACGTATGTTGCAAGGCAACGCCGTTGATGAGCTACTCCTTTCCCGTATTTTCCAATACCCGAACAACACAAAACAGCCGATCAGCGCCGATAGCGTCCTTTCCCTTTCAACGGTATGGCGCGCGGTCAATATCATCAGCGATTCCATCGCCTCGCTGCCAGTCAACGTCATGGAAATGCGCGCGGACGGCTCCAGGTCAATCGCCATGCGGCACCCGGTGCAGCGGCAAATGGCCTTTCAGCCTTCTATTAATTACACCAAGTACAATTTCTTTCAGACGATCGTCAGCCATGCCTTACTTTTCGGCAATGGCTACGTTGAAATTAACCGGGAGCGCGTTACGGGCTATCCGAAAAACTATACCATCCTGGCACCTGACCGCGTTGTGGTCAAGGAGCGCAACGGCGTAATTTATTACGAATATACGGAAAAGATGCCGGATGCAACGAACGGTATGCAGGCAAGCGTCCGGGAAATCCGCGCGGGCAACATGGTACACATCAACGGTCTATCCTGGAACGGCGTTACCGGGCTGCAGGTCATGCGGATGCTCGCCGATAACTTTGGCCTCGCCCTGGCCAATCAGCAATACCTGAACAAGTTTTTCAGCGAAGGCGCAACGATCTCCGGCGTTCTTCGCCACCCTGGTCGCCTGACTGCAGACGCGATCAAACGCCTCCGTGATTCCTGGACGGGCACTTATGGCGGCAGCACGAATAGCGGCAAGGTAGCTATCGTCGAGGAGGGTATGGAATACCAGGCCATTGGCCTTAGCCCGCAGCAGGCCGGGGCGGCGGATACGAAAAAACTAACGATCAGCGATATTGCCCGTATTTTCGGCGTGCCTCAATTCCTTTTAGAAGACCTCGACCGGGCAACCTTTTCCAATATTGAACACCTCTCGCTACTTTTCCGGCAGCACACCATCAGGCCATGGTGCAAGCGCATCGAAGCCGAATTGAACACTAAGCTATTCCCGGTAGATGAGCAGGTAGCCTATCAAGTCGTTTTCGATATTGATGACCTGGCAATGAGCGACCTGGATAGCCGCTCTAAGTGGGTTGAAAGTATGATGAAATGGGGTATCCTTAACCGGGACGAAGTGCGCAAAAAGGAAGGCTACAACCCGATAGCGGACGGCACTGGGCAAGATTACTATATTCCCATGAACATGACCAACCCCTCCGCACCTGCCCCGGCAGGCGGGCAGCTTGATATGTTCGAAGAACCAACACCAAGCGCCAATGCCTTACAATGATTACCCGGAGGCGGCCACGAACAACGCACGCCGCGCGCGTGCGCACCGCGAAGAACATGACAGCCAATGCGGCACGCCTGTAGGCTGGGAGACCGCGCGAATCCTGGCAGCGCGAGAAACGATAAGCCACGACCGCACCGTAAGGGCTTATAGTTTCCTTAGCCGGGCAAAAGTGTACGATCAGGGCAAATATTTTGACAACGACGGCAGCGAAATATGTGGAAGTGTAATGTATGACGCCTGGGGTGGTGATGCGATGCTATCCTGGGCCAGGCAAAAAGTAGAAGAAATGGAAAACAAAAAAGAGGCGCGGACGTATCACGCCGCAATGACTGAAGAGGAAGGCAAGGCGGTAGGATATGCCGCTTTATTCAATTCTTCAACCGTTATTATGGATTATTTCGAAGAAGAAATAATGCCCGGTGCCTTCGACGGCGCGGATATGAGCGACGTGCGGGCGCTTTTCAATCACGATCAAAACATGCTATTGGCACGCACTGCCTCCGGCACGCTTCGCCTTAGCATTGACCAAAAAGGCCTTCGCTATGAGTTCGACATACCGGACACGACCGCTGGGCGCGATCTGCGCGAACTCTTGCGCCGGGGCGATATTACCCAGTCATCTTTTGGATTCACGATTGACCAGGAAGACTGGGAGGAAAGGGCGGGCATGAAGCCGAAGCGCAAAATTATGAAGGTTAAGCGCCTCTTCGACGTCTCCCCGGTAACCTTTCCGGCATACACGGATACCACGGTGGCGCTGCGATCCATGGAGGCATGGAAGAACGACAACAACAAACAAAATCAAGATACACCTCTACGCGACGCGGCAGAGGCATTATTAATCTAAAAATTTCTAACATGAGAACCGTTTCTGAATTGCGCGGCGAATACATGAATATTCGCACGCAAATGCAAGACCTGGTGAATCGTGCAAAAGCTGAAGGCCGCGACCTTAACGCAGAGGAAAACGCGACTTTCCTTCGTATGCACACCGACCAGGAAAACCTGACCAAGGCAATCGAAGCCCGCTCCGTGATTTCCGGCATGGATTCCGGCAACAGCGGCATTCTTTCCGTCGAGGAGCCAACGCCGATGCTAAGCTACCGCCAGGCGTTCGAACACTACGTTCGCCGCGGGGACAAGCACATTGACCCGACGACCTACGCGGTACTGACCGGCGGCGAAAAGCGGGGCACCAGTACCATCACCACGGAGACCACGGGCATCATCTACGGCGGCTACGTCGTGCCCACCGAACTTTCTCCGGAGTTCATTCAGACGCTAAAGGCATACGGCGGTATGTACCAGGCCTCCCGCATCGTGCGCACGGCAGGCGGTGGGCTGTGGAATCAACCCTACGTTGACGACACTTCGACGGCGGCACTGCTCACGGCGGAGGCAAGCGCAACGACCACGCAGGACTTTTCTATCAGCCGCATCCAGCTCAACAGCTATACCTATCGCTCCAAAATCGTCGTTTCGCGCGAATGGTTGCAGGATGAGGCCGTCAACGCGGTATCCGAGTTGAACGTGATGCTGGCAACCCGCCTGGGCCGCGCGATTAACGCGCACTTCACCACTGGCGACGGTTCCTCGAAGCCTACGGGCATCCTGGCAACTTCAGGCGGTGCGCCAACGGGCAAAACCACGGCGAGCGCCACGGCGATCACGGCAACGGAAATCCTGGACTTGATTCACAGCGTTGACCCTGCCTACCGGACGGGGCCGAACGTTGCCCTGATGATGAACGATAGCACCCTGGCCGCTATCAAGAAGCTGACCCTGGGCAGCTCTGATTCCACGCCGCTCTGGGTGCCTTCGATGCGCGAGGGCGAACCCGCAACCATCTGGGGTTATCCCTACGTCATCAATCAAAGCATGGAAAGCATTGCGACCGGCAAGAAGACAATCGCCTTTGGCGACTGGTCTTACTACGTCATCCGCGAAGTGCTTAACCCGGTATTCGTGCGCACCGATGAATTGTTCCTCGACAATTTCTCCGTCGGTTTCTACGGTTTCAGCCGCTACGACGGCAAACTGATTCCGGTCGGCGCTATTAAACTACTCGTACAAGCCTGATGAAGATTAGGCTTAGGCAAAGTCTGGCAGGGGTGAATTTCAACATCCCTGCCGGACAAATTATTGACGTTGAATACGACGAAGGTATGCGGATGATCGCGGCGGGAATTGCCACCGCAGCAGGATATGAAACGGCAGAGGAAAAAGCCAAAATAGAAAATCGTGGCGTACAAGGTAACAACACTCCCGGCGACAGAGGTGCTAAGCAGAAGCGAGGTAAAAAATTATCTAAAGGTTGACGTTACAACGGACGACACCCTAATAGATACGCTTATCACTGCTGCGAGGCAATGGATAGAAAACCATTGCGCCCTGGGCCTACTGCCACAAACTATCCTGGAGACCTTCGACGAACTACCCGCGCCCGGTGTCCTTCGCCTCGGCGTTAGCCCGGTGCGCGACGTGAGCGCAATTACCTACCTGGACACCGCAGGAGCGGAGCAGACGCTTTCAACAGCTATCTACAAGGCGGACACCGTGAGCCTGCCAGCGCGTATTATACGCCGCTCCGGCCAAACGTGGCCAGTCGTGAACGAAGAGCAAGCCGCGGCCAGTGCGATATACACGGTGGGCTACGACAATGCCTCCGCAGTGCCGGCGCCGATCCGACAGGCGATGCTGCTCACGATTGCCGATATGTACGATAATAGAACGGACTACATTAAGAAACTTCCCACGGCTGCGGAGTACATGCTCCAGGCTGCAGGGTATAGAATCTGGAACTTTGGATAGCCCGATAAAATACCGGAAAAACGAACGCGTTGGGCGGCTTGATGAGCGCGTAACGCTGCAGGGCGTAAGCGAAAGCACGAATACATACGGCGAGCGCGTGGAGACCTGGACGACGTTAGCAGAAGTGTGGGCACGGCTTGACTACAATATCTCAAAGAGCCGCGAAGTTGAGGAAGGAGGGCAGGAAAGCGCACAACAATACATCAATTTTACGGTCAGGAGGCGCACGGACGTAAACGAAATAACGCGCGTGCTGCATTCTGGCAGAATCTACGATATTGAAGCGATCGCGCAAAGCAACGACGGGCAATACACGGTGATCAAAACGAAATTGGTTAAGCCATGATAGGAAAAGCCTTATACGGAAAACTAAGCGCAACGGCTGCCGTAACGGCGCTCGTTAGTACGCGTATTTTCCCGGACATGGCAACGCAAGATGCAACGTATCCTTTCATTGTATACACCAACGACGCAACGCAACCCACCGACGTAAAAGATAGCGCCTCACCGCTGGACGTCGTTACCATGAGCGTAATGATATATAGCAACAGCTACTCCCAGGCGCAGGACATTGCCGCAGCGGTGCGCATGGCGCTTGACCGCATGACCGGGACGGTGCAGGGGGTTAACGTGCAAAGCTGCCGCTTTGAGGGACAAAACAGCGCGCAAATGGAATTCGATAAGCACGTTTTTGTCATTGAGCAATCATACGTATTCAGACACGTTCGATGATACTTGAAATACTGAAGCCTTATTGGAAGTGGAAGCCCGGCGACACGCCGGACGTGAACGAGGAGATTGCAGAGCCGCTAATACAGCAGGGCATTGCGCGGGTTCACGAAGATCAGCGCCGCCGCGATTACACGCCAAAGCCGCAGGCCGAAAGCCCGGCAGAGCCGCAAAAAATAGAAGTCAATAATTACTATCTGCCGCCGGAATATTACGAGGCAGACGAAATATCAGAGAAAAAAACATTTTTTCAACGCTTAAAGGATAAGATATGGCAACCGTAGTAAACGGCACTAATTTCAGAATCTACGCGTCTGG